TATTTTAATAGTAAAACTTTTTTGTAAAATAAATTAGAAAATATTTGCATCATATTAAAATATATTGTATATTTGCAACATAAAATTAAAACAAAGTATAACAATTAAAAATAAAAAGATATGGCAACTACTTATGTAACTACAATAGACAAGAAAAAGAAAACAATTACAACTTATGAGCTAACAGATGATGTTGTAGAAAAAATAAAAGATATGCTGGCGATATTTACACCAGACCCAAATATAGAATATTCTTTAGGGTTTAAAAGATATGAAAGTCTTAGCAGAAGCAAACAATTTTATTTACAGTTCGTGTTTGAAAGAGAAGGGCTGGGGTTTCAAAAGCTTAAAAAATTTCTTGAAAATTTTAGCGAAAAAGATTTTAAAGAATTTAAAAAAGGCTTACCAAACTTTAAAAACATCAACGAAGTAAAAAAATATCTTACTCAAAAGTATTCAAACTAAAACCAACCGACCTAAGCAAGTCACAAAAAGGCTTTTAAATTTAAATATTAACTTAATAAAACAAAAAGATATGGCAACTGCAATGATAAATAGATTTAGAAAAACAGAAACTACTAATACAGGTGTAATGGTTCAGACTATGCAAGTAGCATTTGACCTGTTCAGAACAGTTGCATATGATGCAGAACTGAATGTTTTAGAAGTTAAAGAGTGCGGGCGTGGGCAAGTGGCTTTCAATGGCATTGCTATTCAGCAGCACAACAATGCAGTTGCTAAATATTCAGCATCTGAAACCGAAAAAGTAGAAATACTTTTTGAAACAATGGGGCAGTATAAAAGCCTTTACACAAACCTTGAATTGAAAGGGCGTGGGGTGTCTTTCTGCTACCTTTCAGATAAAGGCTACAAAGTTTATACTGTAACCAAAAAGGCTTTTGAAAAAATCAGAAGCCAGCACACTGCGAAACTCGTAGAGGGTGCATTAAACACACAGCTAATCGCTTAAATTTAAATATTAACTTAAAAAATCAACAAAATGAAAGATTATATTTCACACATACAAAGCCCTTTAAGCAATGATGATTACAATTTATTTATGAAAGCCGTATCAACAGAAGGTTCAGAAGCTACGGCTTATCTTTGGGTTCAATGGTATTTTGATTTTAAGAATGACCCAAAAAATCTAACAGAAGAACAAAGCTTCAGCATGGCAGAGGCGGTTCAAAAAAATGCAAAAAGAATTTACAAATTAAGAAAATGAAAAATACAATACCAACCTGCCTTGATTATAGTAACTTTTTAAATCAGGCGGTTTTGAAATTCAGAATTTCACAAAGCGAAGCACGAAGAAAATACGGGTGCTATACATACGAACAATGGCAAAAACTATTAAATAGATAAAATTATGAAAACAATAAACCTAAAAAACATTATGAACCTTGCTTGGCAATTCTTCAAACAAACAGGCTTCAGCTTTTCAGAGTGCTTGAAAAAAGCTTGGGCAAACTTTAAACTAAAAAAAGAAATGCAGACTAAAATAGTGCGGTTCTACTTTCAAAAAGTAAATGGTGAAATTCGTGAGGCGTGGGGTACTCTTAACCCTGATTTAATGCCAAAAATAGAACAAAACCAGCGCAAACAAAATGACACTGTTCAAGTGTATTTTGACACTGAAATAAATGAATTCAGATGCTTCAAGAAATTTAATTTAGTGTAAAGTCACAAAAAGCGGTTTTTAAAATAGAAAAGTTTGATTTTTCGCACTTTAAACCGCTTTATTTAGTTTGAATTCATTATATTAGTGCGACCTTTGTAAGGTGATAGAGGCAAAAACAATTCAAAAGTATAAAAACAAGAAACTGGGCAAGTTGATAGAAGAAGCCCAAAAGCTCGTCAATGCCTATGTAAGGCAAAGAGATGCGATAAATGAACAGGGCGATTTTATTTGTATATCATGCAAAAAATTGAAATCAAAAAGCCAATGCAATGCAGGGCATTACTTCAGCAGGGGTAATTATGGCAGTGTGAGGTTTGACCTTGATAATATCCATGCACAATGCCAGCAATGCAACCTCTATGAACACGGCAACCTGATACCTTACCGAGAGAACCTGATAAAAAAGATTGGCACAGAAAGATTTGAACAATTAGAACAATTAGCCAGATTAAGAGGCTTTAAATTTGACAGAATAACAATAATAGAAACAATAGAAAGATTTAAAAAACAAATAAAATGAAAGCAAAAAAAAGAGCATCAACACTGATTTTAACCTACCATTGGTTTGATGAAATATTATCAGGGCGTAAGACTGAAGAATACAGAGAATTTAAGCCGTTTTGGATTGACAGGTTTTGCGTGGTAGATGAAAAAGGCGAAATAGTAGGGTTACAAAAATATGAAACACTGAAATTTCAGCGAGGCTACGCAAAGAACGCACCACAAATCGTAGTAGAGGTTAAAGATATAGAGTTGAGTGGTAATTTTGATATTAACGGCAAAATAATACCTGATGAATCAGTATTTACTATTTATTTAGGCAAAATCATTGAAAAAATAAATATCTAACCATAAAAAACTAATAACCAATTAAATTTAAATACTATGGCAGAACCAGCAAAAAAAGGCGGTGGCTCTTCAAAGAAGGCGACAACCTATTCTTACCCTAACGGGGCGAAAGTGAGAGGGCGAAGTTTTTCATTTAGAACAAATGCTTCGTAATGTTGCTAAATTCTACTTTGAAAAGTATCAAAACTCTTTCTGAAAAAACAGAAAGAGTTTTGCTCTTTCATTCAGGCGCTGGTAAAGATAGTATCGCTCTACTTGAATTATTAAGCCCTCATTTTAAAGAGGTAGTCTGCGTTTATATGTACATGGTTAAAGACTTGAACCACATTAATAAGTTTATAAGATGGGCTGAAAATAGATATAAAAACGCTAAATTCATACAGACACCACATTACGCCTATTATAATTACAAAAAAATGGGCATCGCAGATACAGAACAGATACCATACGCTGAATATAATTTGTCAAAAATCACCGATAAAATCATAGAGCAGACAGGTATAGAATGGGCAGTATATGGATTCAAGCAGTCCGATAGTCTAAACAGGCGCTTAATGTTAAGAGGCTACGAGAATGAGATAACCAACGAGAAGACAAAAAAGGTGTATCCTCTCTCTAAATGGAAAAACAAAGATGTATTAAATTTCATCAAGAAAAAACGCCTTATAGAGCCACTTAAATACGGCAACACTGGAAACACCAGAAGCCAAGGGACAGATATAATGGATTTGTCTTTTCTCCTTTGGTGCAGACAAAACGAACCGAACGACCTTAAAAAGGTTATTGCAGAATATCCTGATGTAGAAAGAATACTATTTGAATACGACTATGCAGAACAAAATAAAACAAAGTGAAACTAAAATAGTTTGGAGAAGTGAAATAACTCCTGCTGACTACAACCCTCGTAAAATATCCGAAGAGGCAAGAAAGCAACTCAAAGCCAACATAAAGAAAAACGGAATCATAGGAGGTATGGTATGGAACGAGCAAACCAAAAACCTCGTTTCAGGACACCAAAAACTATCCATAGCAGATGAAGTTAATAAATACAATCCTGAAACAAAAGATAACGACTATGAAATAAAAGTGGAAGTTGTCAATGTGGATTTAAAAACAGAAAAGGAATTAAATATCTTCTTTAATTCTAAATCTGTTCAGGGAGAAATGGACTACGCTAAATTAGCTTTAATGATTCCTGATATTGATGTTAATCTTGCTGGACTGGATGAAGTAGATTTATCATTTGTAGAAGTAGAAATCCCAGTAGATATTAAAATAGACATTCCGACATTTGAACCACAGGCAGAGAAGAAAGAGGCAGCAAGAGAGGAAGAGCAGGTAGAGAGCGACAACGAGCCTTCCGATGAAGAAAAGAAAGCAAAAATTAAAGAGATTAAAGAAAAGGTAAAAGAAGGCGCAGTGTATGAAGGAGACCCTTATTTCATGGTTTCTTTTGACAGCTATGAAAATAAAGTCTTCTTTTTAGAAAGATTCCACCTAAATGGAGACACTAAATTTGTAAAAGGCGAAGAACTCGCAGAATTGATAGACAATGAGTAATATAGGAAGACCAACAAAATACAATAGAGAATACCATGTTCCGCAGGTTTTTAAATACTGCTTAGCTGGGCTTACAGATACTCAAATAGCAAACTTGTTTGAGATTTCAGAATCAACCTTAAACGAATGGAAAAATAAATACCCTGAGTTTTCGGAGTCCCTAAAAAAGGGAAAAGAGGATGCTGACTCTAATGTAGCATCAATGCTGTATAAAAAAGCAGTCGGATACAAGGAAAAAAGACAAGTGCCGATTAAAGTCAGAGAAACGATAAATGGAGAAAGTTCAAAGGAAAAGGTGGAAATAATAGAAGTAGAAGACTACTATCCGCCAGAGACTTCGGCACAGATATTTTGGCTTAAAAACAGAAATCCACAGATGTGGCGAGATAAGAGAGAGGTGGAAATGGAGGTAGAGAATAAAAATCGTTTTGACTATTCCAAACTTTCTGATGAAGCAATAAAAGAATTGATAAATGCAGAAAAAGGGCTAACGGATGCAGAACATTCTGAGTAATATTGACCCATTAGGTTTGAAAACCCACGCTTATACTCGTGGGATTTTTGACTTTATAACAATTCGTGAGGGAAGGAAAAACGAAAAGCAAGAACAGGCTTTAAAAATCCTTACGAACAATATTACTCGTGAGTTTCTTTATGGTGGTGCAGCAGGAGGAGGGAAGAGCTGGCTTGGTGCTTCGTGGCTGGTGTTTCAGTGTTTGGCATTTCCAAAGACAAAATGGTTTATAGGCAGGGAAGAATTAAAGCGACTTCGTATGTCTACCCTTATTACCCTTTATAAGGTTTGTGATGCTTACGGCATCCCTAAATCAGAGTTTGCCTACAACGGACAGGATAACTTTATTCGCTTTAAAAACGGCTCTCAAATAGATATGTTGGATTTACGATATCTTCCAAGAGACCCATTATATGAGCGATATGGTTCGGTAGAATACACAGGTGGCTGGATAGAAGAAGGAGGAGAGGTTAATTTTGGTGCTTTTGATGTTTTAAAGACAAGGGTAGGGAGACATCTTAATGATGAGTATAACTTGACACCTAAAATCTTCATTACCTGCAACCCTAAAAAGAACTGGATGTATTCTTATTTTTACAAACCATCTTTGGAGGGAAAACTTACAGAAAAACAAACCTTTTTACAAGCTTTCGTGCAGGAAAATCCGTTTATCGGTCAGGATTATATAGAGCAGCTGGAAAGCACATCAGACAAAGCAAAGAAAGAAAGGCTTTTGAAAGGAAACTGGGAGTATGATGACAATCCATATAAACTTTGTGTATATGATAGGATTTTAGAAGTCTTTACTAATTCGCATATAGAAAAAGGAAAAGAGAAATATATCACTGCCGATGTAGCAAGGTTTGGTTCTGATAAGGCTGTTATTGGTGTTTGGGAAGATTGGGAACTAATAGAAGTTTATGAATTTGAAATAAGCAAAACCACCGAAATACAATCCTGTATACAAACACTGCAAAGCAAGTATAACATTCCTAAATCTAATTGTATTGTGGATGCTGATGGTGTAGGTGGCGGAGTGGTTGATAATTTAGGCGTGGTAGGATTTGTGAATAACGCACGACCTTTTGATGAAGAAGTCAGCGAGGGAAGAAAGGATACGCCTAAATACAGAAACCTGCAAACTCAAATGCTGGTCTATTTGGCTGAAAAAATAATCAATGAGAACAAAATGTATATCTCCGCTGAACTATCTGAACAGCAGAAAGAATACATAAAAGAAGAATTGGATACAATAGAGCGGATTCCTGACACTGATGTCGTTACGCTTTTAGGGAAAGAGAATATAAAACAGAATTTAGGTCGTTCTCCTGATTATAGGGATATGATACTAATGCGCTGTTATTTTGATTTCAAAAAACCTGTAAGGAACAATCTAAATAGTCTTGCTTCGTTTTTGTAGAACACTTCTTTTCCATTCAAAATAATAATAAAACATGGCTTTTGTGGTCTTTGAAAGGTGTATTTTTCTCGGATTATCTTCCTTTGCAAAAAACAAAGAAAGATATACAGTATCCAGCCCTATATCCTGTTTTAGGTCTTTGCGTTTTAATCCTAATTCTTCCATTTGGGACAAAATCCATTCCTCTGTAATAGTTTCTATAAATTCTGAATTCATGCTAAAAAATAAGATATAATAAACTCAGTATAATGAAAATAATAAATATAATTTGCTCCAAAGAGACCGAAAACTTTATATAAATGTTTTGCTCAAATGGTTCTTGTGAAAAAATGTTTTTCAATAATTTTATTAAATCCTTCATTTTCAAAAAAAAATTATATCTTTGTTTTTAGAAGTAAGGGGGACTTGCCCCCTTGTTTCAGAATAAAAGATTTGATAATCTTTGCTTGATTTGGGTTTTTACTTTTAAGAAAAAATTAAAACCTTTTTTCAATCTTCTGAAACTGATTTTAAATTCAAAATCAAACTTCATGAAAAACAAATTAAAAGTTAGACTTGTGAGGTGATGGCTCACATCATTGACTTTCAATGACAGCACAAAGATAGTAATTTGGTTTGTATTACACAAATATTTTACTATCTTTTTTTATACTTTTTATATTAAATTTTAACTTTAAATAAAGCTTGTAATCATTTATTTTTCATATATTTGTGGAAAATAAAAACCATGAACGCTATTCAGGAAATTGAAAAATATAAAAACGAGAGAACACTCCCAAATATTGAGAAATTTAATGGAGAGTATATCGTAACAGAACATCAGATTTTCAAGAACAAATACCGCTATCCTGATAGAGAGGTAATTTCTGATTACATTGATGAAAACGGAGACAAAAAGACTAAAACAACTACTATTCCACTTAATAGAATAGGGCTTCCTTATCAAAAGAAAATAGTAAGCATCGCAACTACCTTTCTATGTGGAGAACCTGTAAAATACACCAACAACACGCAGGATACTAATCTATACGATGCCTTCATAAAAGTTTTGGATAAAAACAAAATGAAGTTCACGGACAAGGAAATCGTTACTGCTGTGGGCAGATTTACAGAATGTGCAGAGCTTTGGTATCCTATCACAGAGCCTAACGACTATTACGGATTTAATTCTAATTTTAGACTTAAAGCAAAGGTCTTAACTCCTGATAAAAACAAACTCTATCCTGTATTTGATGACAATGATGACTTGGTAAGTTTCAGCAGGGAATTTACCAAAGATGAAATCAAATATTTTGAGGTCTATACCAAAGATGAAATCATAAGATTTGAATATAAAAACGAATGGGTAGAGATAGAGAGAAAAAATAATCCGATAGGGAAAATCCCTGTGGTATTCTATAAGCAGGATGCCGTAGAGTGGGCAGATGTTCAGACAGCAATAGAGAGATTAGAGCAAATCTATTCTTATGCAGCAGAAAGTAACGACCGCTTTGCTTTTCCTATTCTAAAATTAAGAGGCAAGGTAGAGGGGCAGATGAGCAAAGATAAATCAGGCAGGGTTCTCCAATTAGGGGAAGATGCTGATGCTGATTTTGTAACGCCATCTAACGCAAACGAAAGCCTTACAAAGGAAACAGATAGATTAGAAAGGGATGTCCACGACTTTACAGCAACGCCTAATATTTCATTTGACAAAATGCAGGGATTGGGTAATATGCTGGCAGGAAGTTCAGCAGAGTTCTTATTCTTATCCGCTCATCTTAAAGTAATGGAGAAAATGGCAATCTATATTCCAGCATTTCAAAGAAGAGCAAGTATCATAAAATCTTACCTTCAAATGATGAATGTAAGCCTTGTAAAGGAAGATTTGGATGTAGAGCCAGTAATCACTCCTTTTGTTATCAATAACGAGGCGGAATTTATCCGTTTCTTGATGGAGGCAAACGGCAATAAACCTATCTACTCTCAAAAACATACAATGGAGCGAGCAGGCGTTAAAAATCCTGAAATGATGATGCAAGAAATAGAAGATGAACAACTCCAAGCCACAGAAAAACAAAACGGAAAACAATTTTTATAAAAACTAATTTGATTTGAACCATGATAACTTGCATCGTATTGCTACGGAGCATTATATCCGTGATGTAGAGAAAGCCTTTCAAAAGCTTATCTCTCAAACGGCTTCTGCGGTGGTAAAAACTAAACTCAAAAAAGAACTATTCCAGTTTAAAAAGAACCCAAAGATAACAGAAAGGATAGCCCAAATATTATCCGAATACGAAAATAGCCTTTTAGGGATTATCTCTACTGGTTCAGCAAGGCAGTGGAATTTTGCTAATGAAAAATACAATTATCTGAAAGCCTTAACGCTGAATAGAATAGCCAACAAAATCCCAAAAGAAGTATTCCAAAAAGAATTGCTAAAAGTCGCAGCAAATACACAAAACGCAAGGGCTTTATTGTCTTTCCAGCAAAGAAAAATAAACGGATTTACCCTTTCTGATAGAGTTTGGAATATTACCAAGCAGGCAAAAGAAGAACTGGAATTAGCCATAGATTTGAGCCTTACAGAGGGACAAAGTGCCAACACTCTCGCAAGAGCAATACGAAAACACCTTAACAATCCTAATTCCTTATACAAGAAAATAAAAGATAAACACGGTAATGCTGTTTTGCTTAACAATACAGATTACTATCATGTAGGTCAGGGAGTGTATAGGTCGGCATATAAAAATGCAATGAGACTTGCACGAAATGAAATAAATACCGCATATAGAACATCTGAACAACTTAGAATAGAACAGAACAACGATATTGTGGGAGTGGAAATACATCTTTCGCCAAGCCATAGAATTTATGATATGTGTGATGAGCTGAAAGGTGTGTATCCTAAAGATTTCAAGTGGGATAAATGGCATGTGAACTGCATGTGCCACCGCAGAACCATTATGAAGACCGATGCAGAGTTTATCCGTGAGCTTAAAAATGGAGAAAACCTGCCGCCTGAAACATCAGAGAATTTTGTGTCTGATGTACCAAAGCAATACAAAGACTGGATAAAGGAGAATGAGGATAAAATGCAGAATTGGAAGCACAAGCCAGAGTTTATGGAGCGAAACGAGAAGTATTGGAACACGAATTTAGAGAGTAGAATATCTGGTTTAATAGAAAAAGCGAAAGCATCAAACAAAGAAGTTTCTAATGTATTGTTTAAAATTAACAAAGACTTGGGAGGGTATTCTACTCCAATCAATATTAAAAGTAGAGAATCTATTTTGCGTAAAGCAAAAGATGAATTGGGTGGAAATGTAGAGGAAATAAAAGATTCTATTAGGGCTACAGTGATACTACCAAAAGAAAAAATAAAAAACATTAGTGAATATTTGAAAAAAATGCCTATATTTGAAAGGGTAAAAATTCAAACACCTGAAAACTATTCTGGTTACAGCGGTATTTTGTCTAATATAAAAACCAAAAATGGTATTTACGCTGAAATTCAATTCAATACTGATAAAATGATTTATGCTAAAGAAAAACCAAGTGATGCAATCCGTATCATTGGAGAAAAGAGGTGGCAAGAAATCAATAGAGAAGTCGGTTTAGAGGGCGGATTAGGGCATAAATATTACGAAGAAATAAGAGTTTTAAAAGCTCAAAAAGAAATCAATACAGATGTTTTAGTAAAAATAAAGGAATTAGAAAAATTGTCATTCAATTATTATAATAATTTTAGATGAGTAATCACGAAAAAATATTTGAAAACTACGAAAAATCAAAAGACACTTATCTTTATGAGGACTGGCAGGATGTTGTTATTAAAATCACTCGAAAGAATGATGAAATGGAATGTTTTGCTAAATTCAGAAAGAAAAAAGAATATTCTATTAAATGGGAATCGAGCTTAGTGATGGAAGCTCGTATGAGTGGTAAATTGATTGATAAAGAAACTTATGAAAATTTTTAATTGATGTTAGAAAAAGCAGTACAAATAGCAGTTAGTGCTCATAAGGAGCAAGTGGATAAATCGGAACAGCCATATATTCTACACCTTATCAGAGTGATGGATGCAGGAGAAACGGAGCAGGAAAAGATATGCGGTATTCTTCACGACCTTGTAGAAGATACAGACTGGACTTTTGAAAAATTAGAAAATGAGGGTTTTTCAGAAGAAATCATTTCTGCGTTAAAATGTGTAACAAAACAGGAAAACGAAGATTATGATGCTTTTATAGGTCGTGTCAAGACTAATCCATTAGCAATAAAAGTAAAACTTAATGATTTGAGGGATAATATGGATATTACTCGCCTGTTCTATATTACTGAAAAAGATAGAGAAAGGCTAAATAAATACCTAAAAGCATATCAAGAGTTAAAGTGTATAAGTTAGTTTTTTTTTATAATCTTTAATTAGGTTTATCACAAAAAATAAATTATCTTTGAAGAGATAACAAACCTTAATTATTATATTATTTTTTTCATTTACTATTCATTAGAAACAGCCTCCTTTATGGGGGCTTTTTTCATTAAAAAACCACCAGCAGAACTGGTGGCATAGTTAAGAAAAATAAAGTATAACAAAACTTAGAGCTTTTTGTTTAGAAAGTCTTTCAGCCATTTCTCGGCTTCTTTTTCTGTCTTTGGCGTAGGAACATCTACTTTTAGACTTTTAGAGTCGTTGTTCTTTGTTGTCATCGCCTCGCCTTGTAGATTCACGCAGAAATAACCTTTTTCTATTTTTATTTCATAGAGGTTATGTGTTCCATAGTTAGTGAAAGCAAACCCTTTGTCCATCAAAAATTCTGAAAAATTAAATGTTTTATTCATGATTATAATATTTTTACCTTTCCGTTGGATACTTCTGCTTTAAAGAGGATAATAACCTGTCCTTTGTAACTTGCTTTTGCCGTGATAATTTCTTTCCTCTTTTCTAAATCTAATTTGGTTTCTAATTGTGTTTTTATCTTAACCATTTTAAAACTTCTTCGGTTATAAATATTGGGCTTTTTCGCTGTTTCAAACTTGCATATCCGCCAGAGAGCAACTTTTCAGGGTAGTATTTTGATTTTAATAAAGCGTAAACTTTTCTTCTATCCTGTCCTGTTGCTTCACAAAAGTCGGCTAAATTCATTGTTATTTTTGATGAAATGGAAACAAG